AATTGAAGAATACAATCAGAGAGATATGGGGGTTTTCATCCAACACAATGGAAATCTCGATAAACCTCTTCCTCTGTATAAGAGGATTGTTAACATTGTTGGGCACACTCATTCTGTTGTTAAGAAGAATGTGTTTGCGTCTCCCATAACAATGTTCTCTTTATTTCTTGGTGCATCCCTTGCAATTTATTTTGTGAGAAGGCGAACAGCTAGACCTGTAGACAACTTGCCAGATGTTAATCATATCTCCATTGGAGGTAAAGATTACGTCAAGCAACGTGTTAAAATAGATGGTGTCAAGGTGGGTTTTTATGTACCGAAGGGTACTGTAATCCCACAAGAGAAAGCTGAATCAAAATTGAAAAATTTAGCAAATTCTTCTAGTGATACTTCTATATTAACAAGGTATATGGATGGCGGTTTAACTGTTCGCACACAGGAAAGGCAGATGAATATAAATAAATCTTTATTTCACCTTGTAAAAGGTGACAATGAGTTTTATGGTTTTTTGTTTGCTTTGACTGGCAACTTGTTTGTCACAACTGCTCATTTGGTTGAAAATCTTACACAGTTGAGAATTCAACGTGTAAGTAATGATTGTGATAAATTTGTCTTTGATAAGTGGGAAAAAGGTATGTCTGAATGCTACACTATCTTTATTGACAGTGACCTTGATCTTGCTTTGATTTCTTTGCATGGCACCGTTCTTCCTAGTTGCAAGGATATGCTTCGGTTTGTTACTGAGAATATTCCAAATTCTGGTGAATGTGTGTATGCTTCTGAGAAGGTCTCTGCTCCATTTCTTAGTGGTGTTGAAGTTAGAGTTGGAAATAAGGAATTTACGTGCTTGCGTGTGTCTCGTCTTGGTATAGGAGGGGATTGTGGTGCGCCATATATCTTAAATAAGTCGAGTACTCAACGTCTTATTTGTGGTGTACATATAGCCGGTAATCATGCTGGTTTATCGTTCGCTTCTCCTTTAACATTAGACTGGATACGCACTAGTTGTTCTAGGTTTCATCATTCTGCTGTTCCTTCATTGCCGTATGAACATGGAGAACCACAATCAAGAATTTTTAATAGATTTACGTATTGTGGTAAAAGTGAAATCAAAACGATTAGTGCCACTACTAGTTCATATGCACCTGTTCCTTTTCTTATGCATCCTTCAAAAATTGATTCTTATTGGAGTGTTTCTCATGGTATTGCAAAACTTAATCCATTTATTAAAAATGGTGAGATTTACACTCCTAGAGACATCCGTTTGAATAAATTAGCTGATGCATTGGCCAAGCGCAAGCATAATTATGTCTACCCACAACCTGTAATTGATGCTGTTGTAACAACTTTTAAATATTTAAAAGTTCGAGATGTTATACCATCTTATGATGATATAGTTAACAGTTCGGTTGCAGATAACTGGAATGGCGTTAATGCTGCTTCTTCTGCTGGACCCATGTTTCCTGGGTTGAAAAAGAAAGATTTCTTATATTTCAGTGAAGGTAAATGGTTTTTCAAACCAGAAACCAAAGCTGCATTAGGAATTCTTGAAACTCAGTTAGCAGCTGGTCAAGGTGTCTTGTTTCCAAAGGGTTTGTCTTTGAAAGATGAAAAGCTTCCACTTGAAAAAGTTGAAGCTGGTCAGACTCGTGTTTTTGCCCCTAGTGATGTTTTTGCATATTTTATAAGTAAAAAATATTTTTATAGCTTGATGAAAGCTATTAACACTAGTGGTAAGGACATTGGTATGGTTGTCAATATGAACCCTGAGGAATTGGGCCGGTTCATGAGTCGTTTCGTCGGTAAGCTCATCTCAGCTTGTGATGGTAAAACTTATGAAGCTTCTCATACATTTGCTCTTTGGATTCTTTTCATGAAGGTCATGCTTCTGGCAGGGGTTTTTGAGAATGAAGATCCACGCTTGGATGTCCATCCCGAGCTCCCCACACTCAATAAAAATAATTTGATAAGATGGTATTTAGTCCTTAGCTGCTGCTTAGGACCTTATATCGTTGGTTCAGACGTAATATTGATGGAAGGTGCTTTGGGTTCTGGTGATTTTTTGACATTGTTTCTTAATATGTTTGCTAGTATTGTAATTATCGCTAATACATATTATCGCGATGGTAAAATTTCTGATTTCATTTCTGCTATTGGAAACCCTCTATGGTCTTTGTTTGGTGATGATATTAACACATTGTTGAGTGGTGACAAGTTGCGTCTAGTAGCTTCTGACATGGGTTATACATTGACTAATTATGATAAGAATCCTAATATTTCTTTTAATGTCATTGACGATGTTACTTTTTGTTCACGCCAATTTTACAGTCACCCTATACTAGGCTACACGATGAGGTTGAATTTGCAATCACTCGCTAAGAGTGTGATGTTTTGCAAGAAGAATGATTTCTTTGAGAATTTCACTGACCAGGTTTACAACTTTTTGTTGGAATCTGCTAGGTGGGATGAGAAAACTTTTGCTATTTTAATTTCAAAAATGGAGCTTGATGGTATATCTTTGTCTAATTACATTGATTCTTATGATGTCGTTTGTAAGAATGTAGCTAACAATATTTGTATGAAGTCAAAGGTAGATCATTGGTTTACTGATTTGCGTAACAGGAATAATCCTATGTCGCCTGAAGCTGATAATGTAGTATACTTTCAAGGTAAACATTATGCATTCCCGCAAGGAGGTGAGACCGCTGATGGTAACTTGGCTACCACTGTTGTTAGTGGAAGTGAGTTTGTTGGTCAAAGTGCGATTGATATTGAGGAAACGGAAGGAAGTTCTATCATGCCTATTGAGTTGCGAGACACCATTAAAGAATTATCTAGACCTGTTAATGTGGGTCAGATAACCTTGACTGGTGTCGAAGCTGCTGGACATTTGATATATTCAGAGTTATTTCCCAGTAGATATTTTGATAGTAGTGTTAATGCTGTGATGAAGGTGATGAATAATGTCATTTTTCAGTGCGATGTGGTTATTCGAGTAGACATAAATGCTCTACCAACACAATCTGGAATGATAACTTTGTATGGTTCTCCTTCGTCAGAAGTTGTAGGTTATTCCACCAATAGTTTCAATTTACCCCATGCAATCATTAATATTGGACGAGGTCAAGGTTGTGAATTGCGTATACCTTTTTTGCATCACGAGCAAGCGTTGAATATATCTGATTATTTTAATAATAAGACGTTGTTTAATTTTGTGAATGTTGCTATGCGCGTCACTTTCCCATTGGAACAAGTTGATCCCAATATTCTCACTCTTACTGTCACATGCCAGCTTGATAATGTTAGGATAGGAGCTAGTGGTTACACTCCAAATCCAAACATTCCTCAGGGTAAACCTGAAGCTGACTTACCTTTAGTTTCAAAGACGTTAAAAACTATTGGTAATGTCATGGTTCAAGCTAGTCGTGTTGTACGGGAAGGTATGATATTGGCATCTGCTATGGGATTTTCCAAACCAAAGCTATCAGAAGGCAATTTTTTGTCATCTGAATGTGCTTCAAGGTTTGCTAGTAACATTGATGGATTGGACAATAGCATGTCATTGGATATGTATCTCCATGAAAAATGTGTTTCGCATCCCACAGTTTTTGGTGGTCATGAAGATCAAATGCTTATATCAAATTTGGTTAGAAGACCTGGTAAAATAATCACTATTAACTATACTACATTGCATACTCCTGGACAAGTGTTGAAAAGTATGCCATTGAGTCCTTCTTATATGCAGCCACTTGGTGATGCTACAGGATATTATGGAACTACTCTTGGAGTTCTTTCCAAGTTGTTCCAATGGTATCGTGGAGGATTGATGTACAAGTTCACTGTTGCTAAGAATGCGTTTCAGAATGGCACACTTGAAATATCTGTTAATTATGTTGCTGGATCTATACCGTCAACCGAAAGTCAGGTTACTTCTTGTCATAGGTTGCTCTGGGATATTTCATTACAAGATGAGGTGGTGGTTAAGACTGATTTTGTTTACCATAATGCTATACGACAAACTGAACCTATCAGGAATGGCAATATTTCATCATTCCCTACTATCACTGTGCGTGCTGTCACGCCGTTGATAGTATCTGGTAACGTTCATACGGAGGTTAGCATTAATGTTCTGATGTGGTCAGAAGATATGGAGTTTGGTGGCATGGGTTTTATTCCTGCGTCTTCAGTTAACGATCCTGCTAGAATTTTTGATGGAAAGCAACCTATGGAAGCTTTACCACAAATAGGACCATATCAGCCAACCATTTTAGAACATAAACTAAGTAAAGAAATTGTCCATTTGGGTGACGGTAACAAACTTGAGCCTGATGCATGGGATCGATTTGCTCATGGCTGTCGCGTTTTGAATTTGAGAGATTGCATACATCGTGCATGGTATACTGATAAATTCAATATACAATCTTCCATTTGGGATGCTGACACTTGGATCGGTACTATGGCTAGTTTATTTACTTTTTATCAGGGAGGTTTTGTTCTTGTCCCTGCTGGCACTAATGACGCTTCACTTTCTTGTGAGGATCCGCTTGTTGGCGCAGCAGGGATACCAGTTTATTCCTTCCCTGTAATACCTGTTTCTTGGCATGATGAACTGCCAGGAGGCATTTTTACTCGTTTCAAGACTACCCAGACACGTGTATTGTATGGTGGTTACATCAATTTTTGGATGTCGTGTTCAGACGATGCCAGTTTTGGTGGAATCAATGCAATAGGTGTTGTTAAACCTTGGAAGTGTTCATCCTATACCCGTGTTCCAATTCCCCACACGGTTATAGTATAATTGGGAGTGCGGGAAACCGCAAAGAGAGAGCCAGCACTTAATCGCCGAAAGAAACGAGATGGCCTCACGCAGCGAGGGCAAAGACCC